ACTAAAGTTTGATAAATAGTGTATAGTAGGACTACTGAATGAAACAGACTGGTTTATATATTGCACATTTGAACTAGATGCCATTTCACTTGTAGTTCCTTCAGCATCTACAACCTGACAAGAAATTCCTATTAAACGAGTTAGATTATCAAGATGAGTTTTTGCTATTACTTCAAATACATATACAGTTGTAGGTGCAATGTTATTTATTGTGAATCCATTAGATAATCCAGAATTTGCTACTATAAGCTTAGTGAATGGCTTATCTGCAATTACCGTTACATTTACTTTATCGTTAGCTTTTAATTTTGTCTGTTTTTGACCTGCTGTAAATCCATATCCACTAGGAAGCAATGGAAGGTCGCCTATAGTAACACTTGTGATAACTGGAGGAACAAGCGTTTGAGCAGCTACAGTATATGTTTGCCCTCCGTATATAAATGAAACAGAACCACTAGTATTTTCTAAATTAACATTAACTTTCATTGAAATTGTAGAACCAACTTTTTGAAGTTCTGTGTATTCTAAATCCCATACAGCTATAGTTTCAAGAACTCCATCTACAACAATAGCATCATATGGAATAAACTGAGGGTCTCCTAAATATCCTGAAGAATTCCTATCCCATTCAATCGAAACGTTCACATTGGTAGTGTTTGTAGAAAAAGAAGTTACAGTTTTAAATACTGGATTACCAGGAAGTATTGCTTCGCTTTCAGGATAATTCTGATAAGTAGGCACTACATTTCCGCCCACACTCGCTGCTTCTATGCTTGTTATAAACAACTCTGGAATATAAGAACTTCCTCCAGCGCCAGATGTTTTTTCAACAAGATTAACATCTAAAACACCGTCTTTATACCAATATTCTTTTAATCCATCAGGAGTAGTAACAAATACTGTCATACCTACATAACGAAGAGCAAGTACTATTGTAGCATTTACTTCTGCAACATCATTATATGGTCTCCATGTACTTCCTGTTTTAATACCTTTGTATTCATCAACAGGAACTGGATTTACAAGCTTTAAACCGTAAGATAATTGTAATGACATAATCTATTTATTTCCTATTGTTATTTGGTGACGCTGAGATGTTCCATAAGGATTTGCAATGGTCATTTTGTACACATCGTAACTTGTAGCATTCCCACCAGCATCAGGAATAGAAACCCCTTCTTGAAGTCCAGCTTCGTAATCCGCTAATACTGATGCACCTAATGCATCTAGGTTAACAGCAGCTGTTATTTTCTTTGTTGATGGAACAGCTACATAAAAATCTTTATTAACAGTACCTGTATTTAAAGTTATACTTGTTACATTCTCAAATACAGGATTTGGTAATGCTCTAATATCAGCATCTGTAATTGTACTACCTGTATGTGAGCCAAAGAAAATTCTATATAAAAATGACCTGCTATATCCCAATAGGGTTACTATTCTTTCTAAACCATTTGTGTCAATATCCTTTATGACATATTTAACAGCAATGGATTTTTTAGCTGCAAATGCGAGATCTGCTGACACTGTATTAGCACTAAATGTAGGTACATTCCCATTTAACAGAAGTGTAGTTCCAGAAGTAAATGCACCATTTGTTTCAATTACCTTAGAGACTGTTTTTAACAATGTTCCTGAATTACCAACTGATATAACATTAGTAAAATCAGGTATAGGCGTTCCAACTTCAACAATTCCAAGAGCGCTTACATAACCAGTTAAAGATGGTGCTACATACGGTAAAAACTCTTTTGTAAAATTATTTGTACCTGTCGCTCCTGTTGAATCTGTAACAATTACTCTGAAGTTTATATGCTGATTGCTAGTGTTATTTTCTCCAACTTCATTAGCATATTGAAAACTATATGATGTGCTTGAGTTTAAAACTATCTGATTTTGATTTAAAACAGGTACAAAATCTACATCATTCTGATCTGCCCTCTTCCATAACAAGTAAATAGATTCTAAAGTAGCACCCTCATTGTTTACAAATGGGTATAAGCTAACACTAAATGTAGGATTCGCATTGAGATATGGTAATCCACCTGGAGATGTAATTCCTATAGTTGGTGCAACAGAAGGAAATAATAATTTATTCATTGCATCTTCAAAATCTAACCCATCAGCAGGAGTAGCAGGAGCACTATTGCTAAATCCTCCAACAGAAAAAGGTGGAGTTTTTGTATTAATCCAAACAGGAGCAACACCACCTGTTTCATTTAAACTAGCAATGATTGCTTCTGCTTCAATTCTTAATTGTTCTATTAAAGCTGTTGTTGCTTGTAGAGAATCTACTGATATTGCTTTTTTTGTATCTGACATAATTATTTTAATGAAAAGTCAAAGGTTTTAAATGTATGAGAAACACCTTTAAAAGAAATAATAGCTGTTCCAAAATCACTCATGTCATAAAGTGTATTATCAGAATACACATCTAATTCATCATCAGTAGATGTTACTCGTTTTACAAATACACCTTCAAGCGGTTCGTCTTGGTCAAAAGCAAATAAGTAGTCAGCTAAAAATACAGGAGGAAGCGGTTTGTGCTTCTTCGCTTCATCCTTGTAAATCTGGAAAACATTAGTACGATTTTTACTTATAGCCATATTAATGCAAACTTGGAGGTTTAAGACCATTTTCAATTATTATCATGTATTGACTCTGTTCTCGTTCTAATAGCTTGCCTGAACTTTCATCATATACATAAGCCATTAATAAAAACACTCCACCTTTTTTATTTGCTCTTTCAAGCAATAAGGGAATTTCAATAGTAGATGATAACGAAGACTCAGGAGTTAAAGGAGAAACAAGTCTTCCTGAATCTGGAGTTGCTGCTTCTTCTACAAGAATTTCATTCCAATGTTGAATTGTTAGATCGTTTTCATCAGGAGTAATCAATTCACCTGTATCAACATTGCGAACTAAAAAACGATACCCTAATGGATAATCCAATATAGACTCAGGATTAAAGCTAAACACAAATTGGGTATCTAATACATCAGGAAATAATGGTTTGTTTGACATAATCTTACTTTCTTATCCTATGCATGTAGCGTGGTTCGTTTGTTGTTAAAGATGTATTTAATTTTAAATAATTAACTATAGTAATCAATGTATTACTTTCTTCTGTAGTTAAAACAGTAGAACGCATTTTTAACATCGTCAATAAACTACTTAGTAAAGAACCAGATAGTATTGATGATAAACAAACTAAAAAGTATTTTTGAAAATTAGCGATAGTCATAGTTCTAATATATGAAATAGTATATTTTAATACTAATGTTGATGATTGAGATTAGATAAAGTTACAGTTTTAACATATTCTTGAACATTATTAATATACTCTTGAATACCATCATCTTCACTTATATATGAGAAATCTAATGGATTATCATTTTTAGGTATTAATCTTACCCATGAATCAAATAGCTTTCTATATTCTTCATTATCAGGTAATTTAATTTTAACTCTAGCTTGACTACAATATTTTAACCATCGTTGTTCTATTTCAAACACATTTATACCAGCAGGATGATTCCAACCTGTCATAGCTAATTTATATTGTATAAACCAAGTTAATGCTTCTTTAACAGTAACATGATCTGGAACAAAAGGATAACCTTCACTATCTACAGGATAACCTTTATATAACACTAAAACAAAACCATCACTAAAACTTGTTTTTAAGTAACTAGGTTCTACTTTATAAAATTCATTGATACCATTAAAATCTTCTATTCTATTAATTAGTTTTAAATGAGCAGAACGAGAATAATCTGAACTTTCATTTTTTAATACTAAATTGTATTCATATTCTTCTGTTTCAGCTGTAGCAATAGGATTATAATAACAAAATTCTATTTGAGAAATATCTTCAGGAAGTCTAGCAGAATAATTACTAATCTTTAAAATACGTTTCTTATCTATCAATCTTGGAGTAATACCAATATGATCTAATGCTTCAGCCATCCACTCTATAGCATCTCCTTCTAAAGATATAGAAGCTTTAGTATCTCTAAAGAATTTAGATATGATTTGCTTTGAACTTATATTTTGGTATATCATGTAAATATTTGATTTTAGATAATTTTAAAGGGTCTTTTCTTAATTTAGCTAATAAAGGTTTTAATATCTTTTCTGAAATAACAAAATTAAAATACTTTTTATTTTGTACAATACAATAAATCTTAAACCAATATAAAGCTAAATAATAATCATCAGTATAATATACGATATAATTCTCACCATCTGGATTATCTTTACTCTTTATTGTTTTACCTTCTTTTAGTAATTGTTTTTTTAATAAGTTTGTTTCATACCAATTAACAACATTTTTACTAAAATCTCTTCTTATTTTAACTAATTGAAGACTAGATAATCTACTTCCTAAATTAAATTCTTTTCCTTCAGCTAAATGTTCTGAAACACGTTTATTAAATGCAAACAATATAGTAGAAAATAACTTTCTATTTACTTTACCACCTTTAGATTTATAGTAATCATAAATATCTTTTACATCGTATCTATTGTTTGTCATCGTTAATTACCTTATCTGAAGGAATTTGTTGTTGAACACTATAACGTTGAATTAATTGTTCTATCATTTGATCTGCCATATCTCTTGAACAAGGATAATCTGTTTCTACATATCCTTCAATTAAATGTGGATTTTCAAATATAGCTCTTACGGTTAAAGGGGAGGGTGGAGATGCGATTAGGTTTTGTTCATTTATTGAAACAGGAAGTTTATCTATTAGTTTTTGAGTAAGATTAGCTTCATCTGATTTAGGATGAATTACATAAATATAATCATTTATGATAGATGCTCTAATGTTTTTACCTGTCCATTTATCATGTGCTACATAAGGTAAACGTTCAATAGGTATTAAATCTATTGCTTTATGACCATATCCTATAAAAGTTAATTCAGATCTATTTTTAACTCTTATTCTTGAAGGAATAGGATTAGTTGAACGATATACAATAGATTCTTGATTAATAGCTATATCATTAACAAAATAATTTATTCCTTCTTGTGTTGTATCTTCTACTAAAGAAATAGATAATTGTTGTTCGTATTCTTGAGGTCTCCAATCAGATTCTAACCATCTTCTAATTAACAATGCTCTTAAATTATATATGTCGAACTCTATTTGACGAAAAGATATAAACTCATTGTTATTCCCTCTCCCCCCAACAACATGGTTGTATATTCTATAAGTAATTTCTTTTAATGATACCATAGGTCTAATATAAAAAAAAGGATAGTTACTTTCATAACTATCCTTTTATTATTTTTAATAGATTACTAATTATAATCCAAACATTGTTTTAAACCATGTTAAAGTACTATTGGTTGTAGTAGCATATAATAAAGATTTAGCAGCAGTAGCAGAAGCAGGATATGCTAATATTAATACATGACCTTTATTTTGAGATAGTACGTTTTCACTATTGTTGTTTTTAACAGTAATGAATACTAAATCATAACCTACAGAAGGAGTAAGATCTAAAGTAACTGAATTAAATTCATATACTTTAGGAGTTTGAGGAAAATAAGTACGACTTAAATATCCTAATCCAGCAGCTTCTTCTTGTAAAGCTTTAATATGAGCAGGAGTACCAGTACCAGAAGTAGGAGTAGCTGTAGCACCAATATTTACACCAGTAATATTATTACCGTCTTGATCTGTTACAACAGTATAAAAAGAAACACCTTCTTCTTTAGTCTCAAGAACTAATGTATCTCCTGTACCACTAGTTACAACAAAAGAACTAGAATTAGCTAATATAGCAGCTCTTAAAGCACTACAAGTAAGAGTAACACTTGATTTTGTAGGAACTGTATAAGTTTTAAACTCATCAGGAGTATAATTTTTATCTACACGAACTAGTTTAAGATTTACAGAAGTAATTGCTCCACCATTATTAGGTAAACCACTTATAGTAGTTTTTTGTTTAACAGCAGCTTTGTATAAAGCTAATTGTACATCTAATACATCACCAGGATATATTAATTTAGATTTACGAATTTCATTTACATCGTCTGTATTTTGACAAATATAAAAGGGTTTTGAAATTTTAGAATTTGCAATAGGAATATTAAGGTTATCTATTCCTATAAAAGATACAGCATCTTTTGCAAAACTAGCATGAGTTGTTAAAACTCCATCGTTAGATACGAAAATAGGATTGCTATTATCAGTATTTAAAGCTGCTAATCTATGAATGAAAAATTGTCTTTCCATGATGTTTTATAAATTAAATTTAAGTTGAGAGTTCTTGGAATTTACCTTCTGGACCAAAACGGTCTTTAATAGATAAAATTCGTTTTATTGTTTGGTCAACAATAGTTTCATGCGCAGTTATATATAAATCACAATCTACTTGATGAGTTATACTAACTTTTGCAGGTTCTTTAATATACGTTAAATATACATTATTTATATCAAATGTATTATTAGTATATATATGAAATTTTTTATTAGCAATTGTAAATAAAGGTTCTTCTATAGAAGTTGTATTAAAAGGATCATCTAACATTCTATATATACTATCTTGTTTAACTCTTTTACAAAATACTTTATCTGTTATTTCTCTATTATTAAGTGTATAAACAATATCTACTAATAAAGATATAGGTAAATAGTAATCAATAGGATAAGAAATAATGCGTGTTTTAAATTCTTTAATATTTTCTACAGGAGGATTTATTAAACCATTAATTGTTTCTTCTTTAATTAATGATTGAATATCTTGAGTAGCTTTATGATTAAATTCAAATCCATTAGAAGTAAATGTAAAGTGAGATAATACAAATTCTCTAATAACATGATTTAGATGTAAATCTATTTCTTCTTGTTGTAAATCATAATCTATATGAGAAGCAAGGCGCTGAACACCTTGCGTTATCTCAATATGCATTTCATCAATAGTCATTATTAATTAACTTCTAATTCAAGTTCTTTTTTTAAACTATCTAATTTCTCTACTTTTTCAGAACGAGGAGTAGGTACACTTTTTTTTGCTTCTTGTAATTTAGAACGCATTTGATTTACTGTACCACTATTTTGTTTACTTTGAATAAACAAAATCATTTCATCATCATTTTCTGCTAAAGGAGAAGGATTACTTTCATAATAATATGCATTAGCTACTTGTCTAATAATATTATATTGAACTAATTCACGAATCATTCCTAATAAAGGAGTTTTAGGATCATTTAGTGCTTTTAAAAACTTAATAGGATCTGTTTCTACAATATTATATAATGCTACTTTTTTAGCATTATCATTCATAATATCTGGATTCATAGCTGTTAATTGACGAACCACAGCATTTAATTGTGATTTTTTATCTGTCAACAATTCATTATAAGCAAGATTGGCTCTTGTTTTAATAACAATCTCATCTTGTTTACGATTAATTTCTTCATATTGATCTGTTAGATAAAAAGAATAATCAGTAGATATTTTAGATTCTTTTTCATTTTTAGCTACTTTATAATGTCCTTGTGCATAACGATATTTTAACCAATCAGTAATATTAATTGGACCTTTATCATCTAATGCTATCTCTAAATCTAATCCACCATTGGAAACAGAAATAGTAAATGATTTCCAATAATTTTCAATTTTAAGACGTAATTGTTTATCAGTATCATCTAATCCTAAGAAAGGAATTAAAATATTCTTTTCTTCATCATCAGTTAAAGGATTATAGATTCGAGTAGTACCTTTTAAGAAATAAGAACCTAATCGTTGAGACTGAGTATCAGTAACTAATTTAGGTAAATGTGTAGGTTTTGAAGTAATGTTTAATGTTACTTTTTGCATAATATTTTTCTTCTCTTTGTTTTTAAAAACGGACAGAGAGCCAAAGAGAAGAATATCTAATCTTTGACCCCCCATCCAATTACTTATTCAGCGTCACAACGTAAATCAATAGAAGTATCAAAGCGTTTTAAGCAGATACCACCAGTACGTAAGTAGTGAACACTCATACCATCAATGTCAGAAGCACGCAATAAAGCAGTAGGATCTCCAAAACCTTTAGGTACTTCAGAACCAGCTACAGCCCAACGTTTCATTTCACGACCTTTTTCATTGATAGCTTGTACATTGTTTTCACCATCGTAATTAGAGTTATCAACAAAAGTCATTCTATGAGATTCAATAGAGAATCCTGTAACAGGATGTTTTCTTGAAGCTTGAGCAACAGCACTATGGTCATATTGTGGATTATAAACTACATTAAGAACGTGTCCATCAACGTGACGATATTGTGTAAAATAACGACCTAGAGATAACTCTTGACCATTAGAATTAACAAATACAGCATCATTGAATTTAGCAAATTCATTAGCATTAATGTAATTTTTCATTGCATCATCAAAATCTCTACGACCACCAGTACCTGTATATACAGTAAGAACTTTATTTTGACAATCTGTCATAGTGTAATAAATATCACCAATCAAGTTTTTCAATTTTTGTTCTGTAAGAACAGAGAAAGTATCTTTGTGTATAATTTGTTCTAATAAACCAGGGCCAATAATAACAGGTTGACCATTTTCATCTAACATAGTAGGTTGACCAGCTTCAGTATAAGACTGTTTACCATACCACATTAAGTTTTCCCATTCTTCTAACCATTGTAACATATATTGGTATTCTTCCCAATCCATCCACATATTTGTTTTCTTTCCACCTTTTACAGTAAATTGAAAATCAGCTACCATATTTTTAGTACGACCAGCCATTTGATACGATTTACGAATAGTAGATAACTTATGACGTACCATTCCAGGAGATTGCGAGTTAGATTTATTTCCACGAGAGAAATCAGTTCCAACAGGAGCAAACAATTGACCTAATTGTACACCTTCAGTTAAATCAGAAACAGGAATAGATTCAGCAGGATTATTTCCAGCAATTTGTCCAGTATATTGATAACC